GGCCCTCGGCCTCGCGAGCTGGGACATCCGCTTCACCTTCCCTGGCGGCCCCGTGACGCATTCGACCATCTTCCGCGTGCAGATCCAGGAGACCATCACTCAAGCTTAACATGGCGACCATCAACGGAACATTCAACAGCCTGATCGCGGGAACGCTGTCGGGCACCGTCGCCACCCCTGGCGCGACTGGCCCCGCCGGCCCCGCCGGCCCCGCTGGCCCTCAGGGCGTCCCAGGAGCTCCCGGCGTGGGCGTCCCTGCTGGCGGAACTACGGGCCAATTCCTGACCAAGTCGAGTAACCTCGATTATGCGACTGGCTGGTCGACCCTATCTCTCGCCGGCTACGCGACCGAGTCCTGGGTGACCGCTGGTTTTTATCCTCTCACTGGAAACCCCTCGGGCTTCCTGACGGCCTCGGCGCTTACGCCCTACCTGACCAAGGCCGATAATCTCGGCAGCCTGACCAACTTCGCCACGGCCCGCGACAACCTCAACCTAGGCACGCTCAACAACCCGACCTTCGCCGGCCTCACGCTGCAAGGCTCAGGCGCTAACGTCGGACAGTATACGCCGACCTCCCTGAGCCTGACGCACACGACCTTCGGCTCCTTCGTGATCTCGCCCTCCTCGGGCATCACGTTCCCTGACACCTCCATTCAGACGACTGCCTTCGTCGCCGGCTCCGGCTTGCCCACTGGCGGCACGGTCGGCCAAGTCCTGACGAAGAACTCGGGCACGAACTTCGACGCGTCCTTTGCGACGCTCATCCCGGGCGACCGCTACCTGACGACCTCGACGACGAGCAACACCCTTAGCAATACGAATAAGACCTTCACGATCGGCACCGGCCTGTCTTACACGCCGACCCAAAGCATCACGATCTCTTACGACGCGTCGAACCATATGCACGGCGAGGTGCTGACGTACAACTCCGGCACTGGCGTCCTGACCGTGGACATCAATCACCACACCGGGTCGGGAACGTACGCCTCTTGGACGGTCAATGTGGGCGGCGTTGTCCCTGCGGCCTCCGTTGCCTGGGGCGGCATCACCGGCACGCTCGGCAATCAGACCGACCTTGCGACGGCGCTGAATGCGAAGCTCGAAGTCACGACCGCGGCCTCGACTTACTTCACGATCGCTTCGGCTGCGGGCAAGGCGAACCTCTCCGGGGCTACGTTTACGGGCAAGGTCAACCTCCCAGACCTCGGCGTAAACACTCCTTCTCTGAACCTCGGCGGCACGGCCCTAAGCACGACCGCTACTTCGGCGGCCTCTGGCGATGTTTGGATCTCTGGAGCGACGTCCCCGAAACTCACCTACAAGGTCGGCGGCGCTAACCTTTATTGTGCGACCTCGAACCTGACGAATACTTTCACGTCTTCGCAAATCATCGACGTCACGACGGCGACGTCTGCGGCCCTGCGCGTCACGCAAAAGGGAACGGCCAACGCTATCGAGGTCGAGGATTCCACGACCCCCGACGCAACCCGCTTCGTCGTGGATCAGTTCGGCAAGGTCGGCATCGGCGTCGCACCGGATACGTACGCCGCGCTCAAGGTGGATACGAGCGGCATCATGTTCGGAGATGGCTCGCTTCAGACTGTGGCGGCCGGCCCTTCTTGGAGCGAGGCCCAGATTTACTCTTATACGCTCGGCTCCACGTTCACCTCCAACACTAGTTCCTTTTCGGTCAGTTCGACGTCTAGCCCTGATATGACGATTTCCTTCTCTTTTGGAAATGCTCCAGCATTGGCATATATGCTGAATCAATTAGGCGTAACTGGTCGCATTTACGCTTTAGACGTTAATGGGGTTTATGATACCTTTAATCAGCCGTTCGGCATCTCAAGCTCGGGAACGGCTACCGCTACGCAGTCTACGTCCGCACAATTAACCGGACAGGTATATGACGTTTATCTCCAGTTTGAACCTAACGGCCCTTTCGGTGCCCCTGCGCAATTCTACGTTGGTCAATATACCGTCACTTAATTTATGATCCTCGCAATCCTCTCCTTCACCGCCGGCCTGATCACGGGTCTGCTCGTCATGCGGAAGCACGCCGCCAAAGCCTCCGAGCTGGAGGCCAAGGGCAAGGCCGCTCTCGACGCCCTCAAGGGACGCTGAACCCGTGCGACTGCTCCTGGTCATCGCCGTCCTGGCCCTGACCGGGTGCAGTCTGTTCCGCAAGGGAGACGCCCTGCCGCCCCTGCCCGTCCAGCCTCCGGCCCCGACCAAGCCTGACGCCGTCCAGACGCTTGGCAAAGACCTCGACAAGACGGATCACCGCGTAGGCGCCGCCCTCGTGGCCATCGAGAAGAACGCCGACAAGCCGAAGGTGGTCGTCGCGGAGTCTCGCCTCGCCCAGTCCTATCTGCCCCCGCCCCCCGAGGCGGACGTGGCCTTCGCCGTGGCCCGGGCTACCAAGGCCGACCCCATCGACTACGCCAAGCAGATGGAGTTCGGACGCAAACTCGCCACCGCCGTCAATAAGGCCTGGGAGAAACTCGAGGCCGACCAGAAGGAAGCCGCCCGCGTCTCGCAGCTAAAGGACGCCCGCATCGTCGAGCTGACGAAGGAAGTCGAGCGCGTGAAGAAGGACGCCTCCGCTCAGACATGGACGCTCGTCGGCGCCGGCCTCGCCGTCGTCGGTGCGTTGACGACCGCCTTTATGGGCCCGCGTATCGGTCTGCCCCTGCTACTCTGCGGAGCCTTCTGCGGATCGGTGCCATTCATCATCGACTCGCCCTGGTTTGAATATGCGGCCGGGGCTACGCTGGTCATCTCCTGCGGCCTGGGCCTCTGGTGGCTCGCCGACCGCGTTAGGGACTCGGTGAACAAGCCCTCTCCTTCCGACGATGAGCAAGCCCCGCCCCAAGTCTGACCCGCCCGCGGTCAAATACGCGGAGCCCCACTTCACCTTCCGCATCCTCGGGAAGGCAAAGCCCTCGCACGATCCGAAATGCAAGACGCCCTTCGGCTACTGCTGGAAAGGCTACGGAGACATTCACGTCGATCCAAGGCAACCTGAACATGAGCTCATCGACACGGCCGTCCACGAGCTCATCCACGACACCTATCCTTTTCTCGACGAAGACGCGGTCGAGGCCGGAGCGACCCGCATCGCCGAATCCCTGTGGCGCATGGGATACCGCCGCACCGTCATCAACCCATGAGCGCATCGCCCATCAATCCCGAAGAGCTGCCGACCGAAGTGAAAGACGGCGTTGTGGCGGCCGTCCTAGGGGGCATGGCCATGTGCGCCAGGCTCCTCCTCAGTACCACTCCCGTCTCCCCTGGTTGGGTAATCAGGCGCGTCCTCGCCGCGGGCATCACGTCCTGCGTCGCCGGCTACGCCATCGCCGAACATATCCAGAGCCCCGGCCTTCGCATGGGCGCCATCGGTGCAATCGGGTACTGCGCGCCGGAGGCCTTAGACTACCTGTTGAAGGCCTTCAAAGCACGCGCCGAAAAGGAAGTCGGCGAAATCGCCGGCAAGAAACCCAATGGCAAAGCAAAAGCCCCAGGCAAAGGAAAGCGGAAGCGGTAACCTTCTGATGGCCGTCGTCCTGCTGACGGGCTTCGCGGGCCTGTCGGCGCTCTCCTCGGCCTACATCGCCGGCTACGTCCTCGACCAACTGCAATCGACCGACGCTCTGGTGATGATCGTGACCGACGCGGGCCTGAAGTCCGACTCCGCCGACCTCGAGCGCAACATGAGCACGGCGACCCTAGCCCTGAAGTCCGTCCGCGACCTTGGCTGGGCCTTGGCCGTGGGGTGTCTTGGGGTAGGGATGGCGGTCTTCCTCCGTTCCCGCCGTCAAAAGGCCTAGGAAGGGCAGGGAGAGGCCTTTAAAGGGGTAGCCTATGGCCGACCTCGGGCTGGCTTTTGACCCCCTGAAAGCCCCTGTCAAAAGTTTCGGCAAAAGAGTTTGACGGAATGTATTTGGTCTGAGAGATTGGTCTGGCACCACCAAAACCATGAGCACGATCAACCTGAACGCCCTGCCCCACGAAGCCCTCTCCGCCATCTTCTTCGCCGACATGCAGCTCGTCGGCACGAAAGGCTACATCGGCGTCGGTTTCTTCTGGAACCTGGAATACAAGTTTTACCTCCGCGACGCTTCGGTCGCCCAGCGCCGCAAGGTTCACCATGCCTTCCTGAAGGCCGGTCTCGACCTCGCCGGCGAGTCGCCCGAACACCTCGCGATCATCAACCGCATTATCCCTGCCTAATCTTCCAGCTCCACCAATAACATGAATATCAACACCGACAAACTCCTCGAAGCCGTCAACAATATGCGCCGCGCCATCTCTCAGCTGAACAAAGCCCGGAACACCTGGAAGAAATATCAGAAGACCGCCAAGGAGCGCAACTTCACCGACGAACAGATTCGCAGCGCCCAACAGGTGCTTCGTGAGTCTGTCGCTGGGTCTCTGGCCGTCGTCATCGAGGCCGGCATGTATGTCTCCCAGATGGATGAAATTGATATTGAAGCCATGTCGGAGTTTCACGCCGACGAAATCATCATTCGATAATCTCCACCAAAGAATCCCACGCACATGAAATCCCTCATCGCCCTCTCCTTCCTCATCATCTTCGGCTGGCTCGCCGTCGTCACCTTCTGCGGCCCCGAACTGGCCCGCGCCATCAACGGCCCGGAGCCGGTCAAGGCCAAGGCCGTCCGCAGCCACCGCTAATTTCCACCCACACGACCATGATCTGGAAGCCAATCTCAACGCTGGATGCCAGCAAGATGAAGCATAACACCCAATGCCTTTTCCTTCGCAAAGGCGGCAAGTGGGTTGAACTGCTCGACCTATATAAATGGCACAAGTCTATGCTCGATGAGTATGACCTTTGTGCCATCAAGGAAGGCAAACTTAAGCTCTCTGAATTTCTTTCCCGTTATGAATGGGAAGACATCAACGGAGACAACGCGGATTTGAAGGACTTCACCCACTGGATGCCTGTCTCTAACTTCAAGAAAAAGAAGTAACCCTCTCCACCAAAACCATGAACCAGTCCCCCATCGACCACATCACCGTCGGCGACCGCCCCCTCAGGCTGTCCCGCCCTGTCCTCCCCCACGCCGCCCGCCGTCTGGCTGGCGTGCTCCCGCAACTGAACGCCCTCAATATTGCTGGCAAGTCTCAGGCCGATGCGGCCGAGGCCCTCGGCGTCTCCGTCGGCGCCGTCCGTACGTGGATCGCGCTCGCCGGCATCCCCTGGTCTAACCTCAACCGCCGCGGCCCCTACGCCAAGCGCACGAAATGAAATACCTTTCCGTCTGCTCTGGCATGGAAGCCGCGTCCGTCGCCTGGCACCCGCTCGGATGGACTCCCGTCGGCTTCTCCGAAATCGAACCCTTCCCCTGCGCTATCCTCAAACACCGTTTCCCCAACACACCTAACTATGGCTCACTCACCGAATACCAATCATGGCCCCTCGAACCCGGAGCAATCGACCTTCTGGTCGGAGGCACACCTTGCCAGTCCTTCTCCGTCGCTGGACTCCGCAAAGGACTTGCCGACCCCAGGGGCAACCTCGCTCTCACCTTTCTTGGGTTGGCTGACAAACTCAAGCCCCGCTGGATCGTCTGGGAAAATGTCCCCGGTGTCCTGTCTTCAAACGGAGGACGGGATTTTGGTTCCTTCGTCGGGGCGTTGGGGCAACTCGGCTATGGGTGGGCCATGCGAATCCTGGACGCTCAACACTTCGGAGTTCCCCAGCGTCGTCGTCGAGTCTTCGTTGTCGCGTGTCTTGGAGACTGGCGAGCTGCCGCAGAGGTTCTATCTCTCCGCGAAGGCTTGCGCGGGTATCTTGAGACGAGCAACAAAAAGAGGAAAGGCGTTGCCGCCGATGCTGGAGCAAGCGTTGAGGCAGGCGGCCTCATCGGAGGCATAGACTACGAACACAACGCTCACGGCCCTAACGATGTTACCGGCCCTCTCCTTAAGGGAAGCCCGACTGGAGGAGGTCATCCCCTTCCTGCCATTGCCTTCCGCAAGTCCAAGCGAGCCTGCTCCACGACCGACAACGAGACTTGTGTTCCCGCCGACGCCAGCAACACGCTGAACAACTTCGACCTTGGGGATACTAGAACGACCCACGCCGTCGTGCAGCCTGTAGCCATCCAAGGCACAATCATCGGCAGAGGCGAGAACGCCGGCCCGCAAGGCACAGGTGCGACCGAAGGCGGCCCGATGTTCACGCTGACGAAGACTGACATCCACGGCGTCTGCCACCAGATGCCCGGTTCCGTCGCCCCGACGATAGGCGCAAGCGGCCCTCCCTACTCACGCACCGGGAACGAACGCGTTGAGGCCGAGGCTCTGGCCGTGACCTTTCAACCTGGCAACCTACGCCGAGACGCCGGAGCAGACCCATCTACTACTACTACTACTACTACCCTCAAGGCTTCCGCTGGCGATCAGACTCCGCATATCGCCTATCCGGTCGTACCTCTCGACGGCATGAACCTCCTGTCGCGTCTCGGCCCATGCGGAGAGGAGCATAGCCTTCAGAACTTTGAACCTGGCGACCCTTCCTTTACTCTTAAGAAGGGCGGCAACCAGCATGGCGTCCTTACCCCCATGGCCGTCCGTCGCCTGACGCCGAATGAGTGCTACCGTTTGCAGGGGTTTCCCGATAACTGGGGGCGCATCCCTTGGAAGGGTAAGCCCGCCGAGGAGTGTCCAGACGGCCCGCAATACAAAGCCTGCGGAAACTCAATGGCCGTTCCGGTCATGCGCTGGATCGGCGAACGCATCGCCGCCGTTGACTCAACCCTTTCTCCCCATGCCTGACCCATCCCATCGTCCCTACAATCCCATGACCATCATCCGACCCGACTCCCTCCCCCGCCTCTGGTGGCTCTTCCCCTGGAGCATCGCCCGTCAGCTGCACAAGAACGCCGTGGCCCTCAAGGCCATGGCCGACCGCCTCGACCAAGCCGTGACCATGCAGACGCATATCATCTCCGACCAGTCCGAGGAGATCGCGAACCTCCGCACCGAGGCCGAGCGTCTCGCCGGCAACGTGAACTATTGGCGCATCGAGGCCGAGACCGATCACGCCCGCTGGCTCCGCGTGCTCGAGGAGAATGACAAGCTGCGCAAGCAGATCGCCGACATCGACGCCGCCATCATGCTAGGCCGCGTCATCACCCCCGACGCTCACCCCCATGAGTAGTTTCCGCCACCTCGACGGCATGGTCGCCCTGCTCTCCGAGGTATATGAAATCAATGAGCGAATCCTGACCGGTGACATCACGTCCAACAAGACCGCCATCGCCTCCGGCCGCATGAAGAAACTCCTGCACCACTATCACGAGGCCCTGCACGAGGACGGCGCCGTGAAGGTATCGCTCCAGGCCTACGCCGCCGCCGGTGGATGGGTCGGCATCACCTACTCCTACGAGCTCGACGGCTTCGAGGTCGCCGGATCACAAGTCCCGAGACGCGTATGACCCTCAACCAGCGCTTCTCCGTCGTCGCCCTGCTGCTCCTCGGCCTCAACGCCCAGGCCAAGACCGACGCCGCCTTCCTTGAGGCCGTCGCCGCGGTCGAGTCCGGGCACAACCGCAAGGCCATCGGCAAGGCCGGTGAGCGTGGGATGTATCAGGTCGGGAAGGCCGCTTGGGACGACGCCTCCGCCCGCCTCAAGGCCGAGGGCCACTACGCCTTCCCCTGGTCTAAGTGGCGCGACGCTACGGCTCAGGACATGGTCGCCGCTTCGCATCTCCGCTGGATCAGGTCGAACTTTCACCGCATCGGAATGACCGACCCGACCCCCGAACAGATGGCGCTCGTCTGGAATGTCGGATGGACGGAGGCCCGCAGCCGAGACTTCCGGGCAAACGACTACGCCTTCCGCGTGGCTAATTTATTCCGCTCGCAAAAGGTTTTGAGCCGTTGAAAGTTTCGACCATGTCTCACATGGTCATCGCTGTCGACCCCGGTGCATCAGGCGCCTTCGTGTGGTCGGTCGACGGCATCGGCATCGAGACGCGGAAGATGCCCGGCTCCGATGTCGAGATCTGCGAGCTGATGGCCGAGCTCTCCTGCAAGGCCAAGTCCGTCGCCCTGTTCCTCGAGACGCCGAGCGTCGCCGGCTACAGCCCGAAGATTCCCGGCGCGTCAATTGCGAAACTCCAGTTCAACGTCGGCCTGATCTACGGCGCATCAATCGCCATGGGCTGGCAAGTCCGCCGCATCGACCCGAAGGCATGGCAGAAGACGCACCCCGTCGGCAAGAAGGCCGACCACGGCTCCGGCTGGAAGCGACACCTCAAGGCCCGGGCGAAAGAGCTCTTTCCCCATACCGACGTCTATGACTGGACGGCCGACGCCCTGCTGATTTACGACAGCGCCATCCGAGGCGTCATCAACTGAGTTTACATAACTCAACCAAACCCTCCCTTTTGTAACCTTTCCACCTATGAAGAAAAACACCCTCTCCCCAAACGCCGAGATCCCTGGCACGCAGTACATCCTGCTGCCGGACAACCGCGTGGCCCGTCTCCTGACGCCCACCGTCCGCCCTTCCGGCGACAATTACAACCTCCGCATCGGCGGCCGTACGCGTCAGTTCACGCTCGAGGCCATCAAGGCCATCATCGCCGGCGCCGACCCCGCCACCGTCGGCAACAAGTAATCTCTTCCCACATGAGCACCACGCCCAAAACCCAGTCCGCCACCGCTGACCTCGTCGCCGCCCTCGCGCAGCTCGACAACGTCAAAGCAAACAAAGTAAACCCCGGCTTCAAGAACCGCTACGTCTCCCTCGACGCGCTGCTCGACGCCATCAAGCCCGTCCTCCTCGACCACAACCTGGCTCTGATCCAGACGCTCGTCTCCGAAGAGGGCAAGGTCGGCGTGTCCACCGCCTTCCTGCACACCTCCGGCGAGCGCTTCGACTTCGGCCGACTGATGGTCAAGTCCGAGGGCCTCGACGCCCAGAAGATTGGCGGCGCGATCACCTACATCCGCCGGCAGTCCATTCAGACCGCGTGCGGCATCTCCGTTGACCTCGACGACGATGGGGCCGTGGCGGCCTCTGGCTTCCGTTCTGCGGCTGTTTCCCAGTCCGCCCCCGCCTTCTCCCCCACCCCCCGCCCCCTGACCAAATGAGCGACCCTAAGCCCTTCGACCCCTTCGACCCCATCTCCGCCGCCATGGGGGCTTTGCACGGCCAGAACCTCATCGCCGCTAAGGACGCCCGCATCCGTCAGCTCGAGGAACGCCTCGAAGGCATGCGCGAGGCCGGCGACCAACTCTGGTACTGCGTCCGCCACGCGCAGCGCATCCACGCCGACGAGCTCATCGACGCCATCGAGGAATGGCAGGAAGCCCGCAACCATGGCTGACATCCCCAAAGGCATCGAGAAGATCGCGGCCACCGTCCCGAAGCAGTACGCCCTGCTGCTCTTCCTGGACGGCTTCCCCTACGTCGAGTTTACCGCCCGCAAGCACGCCGACTTCCTGACCGACCTCAACGCCTGGAAGCGCAAGACCTACCCCTCCTTCTCCCGCTCCGTCGTCCGATTCTTTACGCTCGCACCGACCGGGGAGCTAAAAGAACTTACCTTTACCAAATGACTAACCGCGAATACCTGAGGAACATCCTCAATCAGTTAGCCGGCGAAGTCGCCGCCCTCCGCCCGACCCCCGAAGACTCCGTCACCCTCGCCGGGTCTGATCTGATGCAACTCCAGATCGCCATCAATGAGGCCGCCACCGAACTCGAGCGCCTTGACGTCGAGAACATCGAGGAGGCCTATCACATCAAGCCGATCTATGACCGCATCAAGGCCGTCATCGCCCACGAGCGCGTCCTCCGCAATCAGCTCGACCGCGTGGCCCTTGCCGCCGACAACGCCATCGACCTCTGCAACCTCCTTTCCGCCCACGTCGAAGAGCACAACCCTAACGACGAAGACGAAGCCCTCTGAACCTTTCCCACCATGCCACAAATCCACGACCGCAAAGAATACCGCGCCTTCCCGGCGCTGAACCAGTCCGCCGCGAAGAAGTTCCTCGAGGGCTCACCGGCTCACTACCAGGCCTACATCAACAGCCCGCACGAAGAGACGAAGGCCATGCGCTTCGGAACCTTCGTTCACTCGGCCGTGCTCGAACCGCACACCCTAAACGACCTCTACGCGACCGCCCCGGACTGCGATCGCCGCACTAAGGAAGGCAAGGCCGCTTGGGCTGAGTTCGCCACGGCCAACGCCGGCAAGACCATACTCGACTATGAGGAGTCCGCCCTCGGGCATCTCGTCGCCTCGTCCGCCCGCTTCGCCCTCAAGCGCCTCGGCGTGGAGTTCGACGCGACCGAGGTCATGTATCACGTCGACTATAACGGCGTCCCGCTCAAGGCCGCCATCGACGGCGTGGCCGGCGACTACCTCTGGGACATCAAGACCACCGACGACGCGTCAGCTGCGGGCATGCTCAAGGCGATCAGGAATTACCGCTACAACCTCCAGGCCTATTGGTACCGCCTCGTCTACGAGCTCGCGACCGGGCGCCGCCCTCTCGGCTTCCGCTTTCTCTTCATCGAGAAAGAGCCGCCCTTCGCCTGTTCGATTTGTGAGGTCGGCCCTGAGCTCATGTCCTGGGCCATCGCCGACTTTGAGAAAGCCGTGACCCTGTATAAGGAATGCACGGCCTCCGGCGTCTGGCCCGCCTACACCGAGGAGATTCAGGTCATCGACATCAAGAGCACGACCACCGCCGCCCCCATTAACTTCGCCTAACATGGAACCCAACAACGACCGCAAGCCCCTGAAGTCTATCGAGACCGCAGGAACCTATAAACTCAAACTCATCAAGCCCGCCTTCGACAAGATCAGGCAGTGGGAAGACGGCACCGTCTCCTGCCGCCTCTTCTTCCTCGACGACCAGGGCAACTGCCTGAGCAAGTCCTTCTCCTCGAAGTGGGGCAAGCCCCTCGCGATGCTCGTCGGCAAGTTCTCCGGCAAGTTCACCGAAGAGCTGCGCATCGACGCGACCCCCGCCGAGTTCCTCTTATACATCACCCCGGCCTGTGGCAAGACGTGCCTCCTCGGCGTCGAGGCCGAGCCGTCCGGCGAGTACAACGGCAAGCCTCAATACAAGTACAAGCTGACCTACCCTAAGGGCAGTCAGAAGCCGACCGTCTCCGAGCCCCTGCCGGACAACCCGCCCTTCTGATGAACAACCTCGCCAAGATCCGCGAGGCCCTGGTCGACGCGCTGCTCAAGGCGCCCGACCTTAACCTCCGCCGCGTGCGTCGTAAGCTCGGCATCTCCGGCCGCCAGACCCGCATCGCCTCCCGAATCGCAAAAGCCATGCGCAAGGCCTCCGCCGCCGCATGACCACCATGTCCGCCCCGACCCTTGTCCTGATCTCCGGCTTCGCAAGGGCGGGGAAGGACACCCTCGCCTCGGGCATCCTCGAATGGTCGACCCGACCGTCTCGCAAGGTCAACTTTGCAGATTACCTGAAGGACGCGGGGAATGACTTCCTGATGTCCCTCAACCTGGAGGGAAACTTCCACGACGACCGCTTCAAGACCCTACATCGGGATTTCCTCGTGGCCGGCGGACGCCTCGCCCGGTCGCTCGACGTCGACATCTTCGCCAAGAACCTCGCTAACTTCTGCCCCATTCAGATGGGCCCTGATGAGGTCGCCCCCGAGACGGTCGTGTGCTCTGACCTTAGGTATGCCAACGAGGTCGCCGTGTGCCAGGAGGTGCTCCACGACCTTGGCTGGAAGGTGCGCACCGTCTACGTCGCCACCGCCGGCGTCGGCCCCGCCAACCAGGAGGAGATGGACAGCATCCTCGAGATCCGCGAGAAGCACGCCTTCGACCTCGAGCTGACCTTCGCCCCCAACTCGCGGAACACGATCCTCATGGAGGGCCGCTATATCGCGAAGACATGGAGGCTCTAGTCATGAATGACGACCTGAGCATGGACGAGCGCATAGCCTGGGCCAGACGCTCAGGCCTGACCGACGAGCGCATCGCCTTCCTGCTCGCCTGTCCGAAGTATACCCGCAC